GACAACGGCCCGCCGGACTCCACATAGAGCAGGCTGCCGTAGCCGACCGGTGTTTCCACCGGCACGATGCGCTGAAATTCGTGGATCATCGCAAAAGTGACGGCGCGGGAGTTCGCTGCAGGCGCTCCCGCTGGTACACACCACTTGTTCTCGGCTGGCACACCATCCACGCCGCTGCAGAACCGTTGATGCCGTCAATTAAATTCATCGGCGCGCTTTGCGCTCGGCAAACGCCCGGGCGAGCTTGGACACCTTGCAGGTGCTGCGCAGCGCGCACGCCTTTTCCAAGGACGCCTTGGCCTCCTTGAGCAGCGCCTTGACCTCGGGCGGGTCAGTCGGCTGAATGCTTAGGTCGTACATTTCGCGGGGTTTTGTCATAGAGTCAGGGCTGGCCATTAACGCAGATGTAAAGAAAACCAAAATTCGCGGCTGCATATCCGGCGAACGCGATTGATAGGCCCATGTTGCCCTCGCGGTAGAATCCGGCGGCGGTGACGATGTAGCAGATCGTTGTGATTAGTAGGGGCGTGAAGGTCATTCGTCCCATCCTTCCCGCAGATGGCCGAAGTCGCGCGGCTCAGTAACCTCAATGCCCCCAGTGCCACAGGCGCCGCACCTTCCGATGTGATAGGTGGCCACGGAGCTGCCCTTGGGGCGCTTGCCGTGGAGGCGGCCGCACTGGTTGCAGATCCAGTCGGGATACTGTTTGGGTTTCCTCATAAAAACGCCATCCCAGTTGCGGCGAAAAAGAACGCCATTCACCGCACGCGGGGTGTCGCCCTTGCCGGCCATGCTATCGGCGCGTCTTGGCAGTCTTCGCTGATTGCTTGAATGCCTTGGCCGTAGGCGCGCCGGCGGAACCGGGTTTGCGCATGCGTTCACCGCTTCCGGCGGCAATGCGGGCCTGCTTGGCATTTATGTTTGAGTACAGTCCTTTTTTCATGGTTATTATTCTTCGTTGTTTCCGTATCTAATTGCCCAGGCGAACATGCCGCCGTAGGCAGAAAGGGCTCCGAGCACCACGCCGATGGCGAGGCCGATCAAAATGTAGCCGGCGGCGGTCATTCGTGGACGCGCCTCCACTTGTCTCTCCACATTGACCTCGCCATCGTGGCAGACTTCTCAGCAATTGCTTCTTCGCTCATGTCAGGGCAGACGTGGTGCATTAGCTCATGCAGAACCGTGTCCAGCTCGTCCGCGCCGGACTGGCGGGGATCAATGTAGACCTTGCCGTCGCCCAAGGTCATCCCGTCCGCTTTTTCGCGGCCGAGCTTCTTGCGGACAATAGCGATGGTTCTGCGTGGGGGCATTTAAGTGGCTGCAGCCTCGTCACACTCAGCTCCGCAGGCTGCGTAGCCCGCGATGTCGAGCCAGTTGTCAGCCTTGGCGGCGTGGGACTGCCGGCCTAGCTTCACGCAAATCATCAAGGCGGCGATGTCGCTTGCTGTGACAACGACCGGGTAGCCGTTGCTCCGCGTGAGGTAGGCTGAGATCATTGCGGCCTGCGTGCCGAAGTCATCGCTCGGTGCACCGTAGCTGTCATTGCGCTCTCCGCACACGGCGGTGGCCGCGGCGGTGAGGATGGTTTGTGCGGTGCGCATTAGGCTGCTTTCTTGTACTCCAGCTGCGTGTAGTAAAGTTCCAGACGCTTCTGGAAGACTTTCCACTCAGGCTCAGCTGAGAACATCCAGGCGATCTCAAAGTCGTCTGCACTTTCCTTGCCGATGCGAACAATGCCGCGGCGCTGGATCTTTAGGTCCGGCCGGTTCTCGTTCCACAGCTGCTCGTAGGCGGCTAACTGGAAACGATGTGCTGGCCAGATGCCCTTGGATGTCTTCCAGTCGAGGAGAACGATCTTGCCGTCCTTGTCCCGGCTGGGGGCATCGATGGTGCCGCCGAACATATGCTGCTCGCTGACCAGCTGCACCTCGGGCTCTAGGATCGTGAAACCCTCGGCGTCCCACCATGCCTTGAAGTTGCCAAAGGCGACCCGCGCGCGCTCAATGTCCGCGCCGCAGTAATCGCTGAGATCCGCTTCGTGGCCGTGCAGAAAGCACTCAATCATGAAGTGGGCGATGGTGCCGATGTCGGCGGCCTGGTCGCGCACCTTCCGGTAGTCCAGCCCGCGGTTGCCCAGATCCCACGCCCAGTGAATAAGCGAGGAGCCGTCATCGCCGATCTTGGCGATGGTGCTGGCCCCGGGAACTTGCGTGCCGTCCTTGAGCAGGTACTTCTGGTGACTGCGAGCCTTCTGCAGTTTGACGATCTTTTGGCCCGCCGCGTTGAAGCGGTCGGGCTCAATGGTGGCGATAACCTTGCGCTTGCGCGCGGCCGTCTTGCGTGGTGTGGCAGACATGGCGGGTTACCAAGGAATCTCTTGATCGTCGGTTCCGGTCTTGGCTGCAGCAGCCGGGGCTTCGCTCACGTCAAAGCCGTAAGCCTCAGCCGTGCCGCCGTTGCCCCAAGTGACGAGGTCAAGGACTTGGACCGCCTTCGGCTGCAGCGTGATGCCGGCCCCGAGTGATGCGGTGTACCAGCAATACGGAACGACAGCGACTTTGAGCTTGGACCCGCCGCCAATGTTGTCGGTGATGGGCTGGCCGTCTGAGCCAAAGAGCTTCGGCTGGCGGCTAAAGGTTTCGCCTTCCTTGTTCTTGCCCATGGCTTTGACTTTGAGCTTGAGCTGGGTGAGGCCGTCGTTGTCTTCCCAAGGCGCGGCGTGCAGCTTGAGCTTTTCTTTCTTCAGCTCGCGCTTCTTGTCGTCAAGGAACTCGGCGAAGATGGCTTCAACCTGCTTGATGAACGGCTCGGCGTCCGCTGAGGACATTTCAAGGTTTACCTTGTAGACGCCAATCTCGTCGAACTTGGTGTCGGCGCGATTGAGGCTGGGATAGCGAGCGATGCCCGCGGGTGTGGTGATGGTTTTTGTTGCCATGATGTTATTTGGTTTGTGGTTGTGTTTGTGTTGGTACTAGAAAATCCGATCCGCGGAGGATGGTGAGGAAGTCGTCTGCGCGCAGGGTGACCAGCCAGTCCTCGCCAACTCGCTTGTGGGCAACGACCGGGAAGAGCTTGTCCTTGGCGTCGCGGATAGCCTGGGCGATCCACGCGCCGATCTTGACGACTTGGCAGAACTTCACCTCCCAGTGGATGTCGGGAAGACATGGGCAGACGACATCGGGCGAGTCGCCGAGGCCGCTGAACTGCTGGCCGCGGCGGATACCGGAGTCGCCGAATGCGGAGCGCAGTTCATCGCGCCACATGCGTTCTCCGCGGGCGCCTTTCGCGCGGGAGTTCATTTGTAGAAGACCTCCTGCATTTGCCGAGACGGCGCGTAGACGGTGTCGGCGGTGTCTGTGGTGCGGGTGCCGAGCGCAGCATTCTCAAAGCGGGTCAGTCGCGGGCGCCAAATAAGGTTCACCTTGCCGGTCGCGCCGGCTCGATGTTTTGCGATGTGCAGCTCGGCGTCTTGCGGATCGGGTTCAGTTTCTTGGTCGGCGGCGTAGTACGCAGGCCGGTGCAGTAGACAGACCAAATCGGCATCCTGCTCAATGCTGCCGGACTCTCTGAGGTCGGACATCTTCGGGCGGTTGTCTGCGGCTTTTTCCGCGTTGCGGTTCACCTGGGCGGCGGCAACGACCGGCACTCCTAGCTCCATGGCCATGGCTTTGAGGCCGCGGGAGACAAAGCCAACTTCGTTCTCGCGGGACTGGGCTCCGGCGTGGCTGACCAGCTGCAGATAATCAACGAAGATGACCTTCACGCCCCACCTGCGGACGGCGAGACGTGCGCGGCCGCGGATGTCGAGCATCGTCAGACCGCCGCGGTCGTCAACGTAGAGGGGTTCCGTGGCGAACTGGTCGGCGGCCTGCACGATGCGGAGCTTGCTGGCGTGGTCGAGGAAGCCATTGCGAACGACCTCAATGTTGGTCTCCGCGCGGCCGAGGACAACGCGGCTGGCCAGCTCGTTGGCGGGCATCTCCAGCGAGAAATACAAAGTCGGGACGCCGCGGCGGGACATGTTTTCGCAGGCGTTGAGCATCCAGGCGGATTTGCCCATGGCGGGACGGCCAGCCACGATGGTCAGCTGCCCGGGGCGCAGGCCGCCTGTGAGGTAGTCGAAGGACTTAAAGCCGGTCTCTACGCCGAGCTTGGCCCCGGGAACCATCAGCTTCTCCAGCTCCTCCAGCAGGCCGGGCACGATGGCAGACGCAGGGCGCATGCTGTCGGTGCTTTGGCCAAGGGAGAGCGACAAGACGGACTCGCCAGCGTCCTGCAGCACGCTGTCAGCGGGTTGCGACATATCGGAGGCAGCAGACTGAAGGCGGCCGGCGGCGTTCAAGATGGCGCGGCGGGCGTGGAGGTCGCGAAGGGTTTGGACGTGGTACTCAACTGCCGCGGGGCCACCGGCGGTGTGGGCGACCATGTCGGTCACCGCTCCGGCGCCGCCGACAAACTCTAGGCGGTCATGGCTGGCGAGGACTTGGGTGACGGCCACGATGTTCGGCACGCCGCCGGCTCCGCGGATGTCGCGGATGACGCCGAAGACTTGCGCGTTGGCGGGCGTGAAGAAAAGATCAGCGTTGAGTCCGGCGATCTCATCGATCATGCCGGGCTCCGACATGAGCGCACCGAGCACGGCGGCTTCGACCTCGGGTGCGTTGGGGACAATTTGCTTTTTCATGCTAGGCGGCGCCCCCGTCGTTATTCTCGAGGATCGCTATGACGATCATTGCGAGGAGGACGAACAACATGTAGCTCGTGAATAGCGTGCTCACTGGCGTGCCTCCGTAGCGCGGCTCGACGTTTCAGCCAGCGGTC